GTTCTGGAATTAGTGGTTTTAGTGGCGCAGTCGGTCAATCAGGCATTTCTGGTTACTCTGGATTTAGCGGTCAAAATGGCGCTAGTGGAATATCAGGCTACAGCGGTGCATCTGGCATTTCTGGTTATTCAGGTTACAGCGGAAGCGGTGTAAGCGGATATAGTGGTTACTCTGGCTATTCTGGGTTGGGGTATTATGGATTAACTGCAACAGGATCAAATTCATTAAGCCTTGGCAGTAAATCATTTACTACCAATTTAGATGCTTCAACAACAGCTTTTACTGTTGGTCAATATATCAGAGTATTTTCTACATCTGTTCCATCGCAATTTATGGAAGGATTAATAACAGCATTTACAGGCACTTCATTAACAGTCAATATGACTTATGTTAATGGTGTAGCATCTTTTAGCAATTGGATAATTACCAATTCTGGTGCTGTTGGAACTTCTGGATATAGCGGCTACTCTGGTATTAGCGGGTATTCTGGCTCTAATGGAACAAATGGTGCAAGTGGTATCAGCGGTTATTCTGGCTACTCTGGAAGTAATGGCACAAACGGCACAAGCGGATTTTCAGGGTATTCTGGTGCTGTAGGAATTAGCGGATTTAGCGGTTACTCAGGCTATAGTGGATCAGGAATAAGTGGTTACTCTGGCTATAGCGGCGCAGTCGGTACATCTGGATTATCCGGCTATAGCGGTTATTCTGGTTCAAATGGAAGCAATGGTACATCTGGAATTAGCGGATATAGTGGCTATAGCGGATCAGGCATTAGTGGTTATAGCGGCTATTCTGGAAGCGGTTTAAGCGGATTCTCAGGTTATTCTGGGTATAGTGGATCAAGCGCTTCTAGCATTTCTATTTCCAATGATGTAGCTACTTCAACCAATATTTATCCTGTTGCAGTAACCGCAACTAGCGGAACTGCCAGCACAATTTATACTAGCAATGCAAAGCATTTATTTAAACCAAGCACAGGCGAATTATCTGCATCTATTCATATATCAAGCAATGGTATCCATGTAAATAGCAATTCTATATCTGCTAGTTATACAATTGCATCTGGTAACAATGGATTAAGTGTTGGACCAGTAACCATTTCAAGTGGTCAATCAGTTACAGTTACTACAGGACAAAGATGGGTAATTTTATAACATAGGATAAGAATGAATAAAACAATATATGGATTAGATGTAGCAACACAATGGGAACAGATTTTAGAACTTCATGTCCTAGCATTGGCAAAGGAATATCACCCTGATTGGTATCGGTGGCGGCTCACCAATAACTATGAAAGGGCGGTATTTTTAAAAGGTGATCCAGTATTACCTAGAGAAACTACTCGGTATCTTTGGGCAAATCAAAATTTACTAGGAAATGAAATCCTAGAAATTGGATGCTCTACTGGCTATGGCTCTCAATTCTTACCAAGCGCTATTTGGTATGATGGGATTGATTATGATCCTATTATTATTGAAGTAGCAAAAGAACAAAATTGGGCAGAATTTCGCAATTTTGAACAAGCCGATATAAACATTTATGAACTTGCAAACTATGACACTATCATTGCTTTTGAGGTCATAGAACATTTAGATAATGGATTATCTGTTGTAAAAAAGCTACAAAATCATTGCAAGCGATTATTGCTTACAGTCCCACACAATGAGCCAAAAGGTTTTTGGGGAGAGCATCACAAACTGCATGGATTAACCGAAGCAGACTTTCCCGGATTTACTTTTGCTTATATCAATGAAGTTGGAAAAGTATCAGATGTAATGCAAGAAATTACACCTGAAAACCGATGCAATCTAATGCTCTGTAGGTGGGACAATGAATAAAGTTCTATGCTCGGTGGCTACCAGAGGTAGATACCATACAACCCTGCCATTAGTATTAAATGCCATTATCAACCAGACTAGATTGCCAGATAAATTGATAATCTTTGATGATAATGATGAGCCAAAAGATATGCGGCAAGAAATGATTTATCAATACTTCTTTCAAATGCTAGATATAAAAAAGATACCTTGGGAATGGGTTTATGCTGAAAAAAAAGGTCAGCACCATATCCATCAGAAAGCCAATGAAATGGGGTTTGATTGGGTTTGGCGAGTAGATGATGATGCCATACCAGAGCCAGATGTTCTAGGCAATCTATTAGGTTATACAACTATAGAAAATATAGGCGCTATTGGCGGTTCAATCCTTACCCCACCATTAAAGTTTGATGCTTCCAAATCTATTGGCAAGGTATCAGATATTGATAAAGAGCCAAATATTCAATGGAATTATATAAAGCAATCTAAAGAAGTTGAGCATTTGCATTGTTCATTCTTATACCGGGCTGGAGTGCATGATTACAACCTTGGGCTATCAAGGGTGGCGCATAGAGAAGAAACCTTGTTTACCTATGGTTTGTATCTAAAAGGATACAAAATCATTGTTGCGCCCCATGCAATTACTTGGCATTTTAAAAACCCAGAAGGGGGCATCCGAAGTGAAAGTAAACAAGAACTATATTCCCATGATGAAGCTATTTTTAGAAATACTATTGGATTTTCTGATAGCACCATTGTTGTTCTTAATGCTGGCGCTGGCGACCATATTGTTTTCAGCCATATTCTTCCTGAAATTTCTAATCCTGTCATTTTTACTTGTTATCCTGAAATTGTTGCCGGGAAGTCGATAGCCGAAGCCAATGCCTTGTTTGGCGATCTAGATCAATACAATATCTATAAAAAGATGGCGCAATGGAATTGGAAGGGCAGTTTAGAAGATGCTTATCGAAAGCTATACTTATGATTATTATTGCCCCATTTGCAAAATCATTAATAAATAACAAGCGCAACCCTAAAAACTATCCATATTGGGATAAGTTAATTAAATTAACCCATGAAAAGATTGTCCAAGTCGGTGTAGAAGGTGAATAACAGCTTGTATATGATTTTAAAAAAGATTTATCTATATCCGAATTAAGAAAGTTAATAGCCGAATGTCGAATATGGATTGGATGCGACAGCTTCTTTCAGCATCTTGCTTGGGATTGCGGTAAACCCGGCATTGTCCTATGGTCGGTATCTGATCCATTAATATATGGACACCCAGAAAATACTAATTTATTAAAAAGCCGAGATTATCTAGCTAATAATCAGTTTCTATGGTGGGATTTCACCGAATATAATGCTGATGCCTTTGTAAAACCCGAAGAAGTGATAAAATACCTTTAAATTCCAGATAAGATAAGACTGATTAATAATTTAATATCTGGAGTAGGTATGGCTGATGAAATACAAAAAGAAATTGTTAAAGAAGCTATTAAAGAATGGCTAAATGAAAAAGTCGCTGAATGTGGCTGGTTTTCCCTAAAAACTATCGGATATGTAGTAATTGCTGGCATTGGCTATGCTTGGCTAGTTACTCATGGCTGGTCATTGCCAAAATGAAATGCCAGACCCATTCGGTATTTCTGAAGGCACAAAAGTCCTTGCAGAATCTTTACATTCAACTAGAGATGCTTCTAAAGGTCTTTCAAAGCAAATTGAAGGCATACAGCAAGATGGTATAGATGTAGCCCAAAAAAAAGCGCATGAAAGGCGCAGGGCGCAAAGAGAAGCAGAATTAAAAAAGCAAACAGCGCTGATTAAAGCGCTAGAAGATTGGAATCAAAAGAAACAAATTAGCGACAGGGAAGCAAAATTAAAAATAGATTTTGTTAAAAGATATGGCGCTAAAGAGTGGGATGCGGTTTTGAAGATCAAATTAGATATTGAGAATCTGGAAAGAAAAAACAATGAAGCCTTCCAGCATGATTTGAAAGCGGTTCGCAAAGTACAGTTTTATTGTTTTGCTTTAGCGGCTTTAATTGCTTGGTATTTGACTTGGGGAATAAAATGAATGAAATACTAAAACATATTCTTACTGGAAAAGATAATCAAACCCATGACATTGCAAAATGGGCATGGATGCTTGGATTTTTGTTGGTAGGTTGTTCAGCTATATATTTAATATATACAGGCAAAGATATTAGCCTTACTGAATTGGCTGGTGCGCTTGGGATTGTTTCTGGTTCTGGTGCGGCTTCTGTTGCAGGAAAACAAATGGCTGGTGCAGAGCCAGAAGGCAAATAATGGGATTCTTAATCACTTTACTTAATGGCGGCGCTGGAATTTATGTCAAAATTGGACTTGTTGTTATGGTGCTACTTGGCGCTTATGGTGCTGGCTGGCGTAGTAGGGATGTTGATTTCAGCGCATACAAAGCTGAAGTTAAGGCAGAAGCCGACAAGCAAATTGCAAAAAATGAATCAATCCAAAAACAACAGGAATTAGTTAAAAAGGGTATCCAAGATGAATATGATGCGAAACTTAGTTTATTGCGCCAGTATTACTCTAATGGGGTGCGCCAGCAATCCAGTAGCAGTTCCCTGCCCCCCAATTCAGGCATCGCCCCCAAGCAGTTTGATGCTCTCGCCGCCTACAATGTTCTTGCTGGACAATGTGCGGAAACAACCTTAATGTTAGTAGAATTACAGAAATGGTTAAATGAACAAATGGGGATTAAATGACATCAGAACAATTAGCCCAATTAGGTATTAACCCTGATTGGTTGCCACACTTACAAAAGGTTTGCGATAAGTATTCAATTAATAATGTAAACCGCCAAGCCGCTTTTCTTGGACAATTAATGCATGAATCTAATAACCTAAAGACCATGCAAGAGAATTTGCATTATTCAGCCAATGGTTTGAAATCTGTTTGGGGATCGCGATTTCCTACAGATGAAATTGCCAATAAATATGCCAATCAGCCAGATATGATAGCCAATAAGGTATATGCCAATCGCATGGGCAATGGTGATGAAGAATCTGGTGAGGGTTGGAAATACAGGGGCAGAGGTTTGATTCAATGCACAGGCAAAGACCTTTATAAAACCCTATCTGATGCGCTTAATGTCGATTTAATTAATGACCCAGATATGTTGTTACAACCACCTTATGCCGCAATGTCGGCTGGTTGGTTCTGGAATAAAAAAGGATTAAATGATCTAGCAGATCAAAATAATTATGAAGCCACCAAAGAAATGACCAAGCGCATCAATGGTGGATTTAATGGTTTAGATGATCGCATTGCTAAGATTGAGCAAGCTAAAAAAATATTGACAGCCTGATAGCAATAGGCTGGACTGTCAGCAACCCCGGTAGTATTGCGGTGCTATCTGCCACTATCCATTAAAAGGGAACATCAGAATCTATATCAGCCAAACTGCTTGATGCGGCTGGTGCATTTTCTTTTGGTTTAGGTTCTGCCAAAGAAATCCATCCATCCCAAGTAACTGGGATTGCTTCTAGTTTGATAGCCAATCCCCCTTGTTTGGTATCAACACAAACTCCAATCTTCTGCCAGCGGTTCTTTTCATTGCCGCTTTTATCGGTATAAGTGCCATTTTTTACAATACAGTCATATTTAATGCCCATTATTTCTCGCTTTCAATTGTGAGTAAATTTGTTTAACTTCATCTAAAAACTGCTTAACTTCATCTTCTATTTGCTGGATATATGCTTCATCCCTATCCAAGCGCACTACAAACAATTGCAACTCAGGGGGCAATCTAGGGTCATAGGACACAAAATCAGTCCATAATCGCCCTGTACAAGCCATCTGTGTTTGCATTTGTGGGACATACTTTGCCGGGGGAACTCCAGCTAATAAATAATCAATATGGGTCGATGTATTTGGACATTTTATTTCCAAATTTCCTTCAGACCCTATTAATCCATCTGGGCTACAACCAAACCATTCAATTGATGGGTGTTGTATAAAGGCGACAGTTTCTACAAAGTTCCCAGAATGGACTTCATAAGCCATCCTAGCCAGCGGTTCGGTTTCTGTACCCCAAGCCATAGCCGCATTGGTAAAACTGCTTGTAGGTGTGTTTGTGAGCCTTTCAACCACCAAATCCATCTTATAGTTCTTGCGCCCTGCTGATTCTCCCGATTTAATCTTAGACATAACATCAGAAACCCGGCTGGCTGTTACTTTGCCAAGCCGGATTTGATGCCATTCTTCTGTTCCCTGTTTAATTTCTAAATCAATCATCCCGGCAAATGGGATGGGTTCTAAAGAATTAAGCCGATCTTCTGTTGTAAATGTTGTCATAGGTTTTTATAGTATCCTGTAGTTGTTTTGCATATTCTGATGCAGCTTCTGCCGCTTTTCCTGCT